CGAGACGGTGCAGGACACCGCGCTCAACGGCGCACAGGTGCAGGCGTTGCTTGAACTGGCGCAGTCCGTGGCGAGCGGAATCATTACTTCCGAGGCGGGCAAGGCAATCGCCACCGCTGCGTTCCCGCTGCTCCCCGCAGAAACCATCAACCGCATCTTCGACAACATCGAAGTCGGAGAGATCACACCGGATGAGATACGCGAGGCCGCGCGCGAGGCAGACTTTAGCCACCGGCACGACCTCGCCATCCCGCGCAAATACGCGCACATCAATTTCAAGCCAACCGCCGCCCTTGCGGTCGAGGCCAAGCGCGGCCTTGAGTGGCGCGAGGAATACGGACGCGGAGGCACGGAGGTCGGAGTCGCCCGTGCGCGTGACTTAATGAATCGCGCCAACCTTTCACCGGATACGATTCGCCGCATGAACAGCTATTTTGCCCGTCACGAAGTCGATAAGCAGGGCGAAGGATTTAAGCCGGGGCAGGACGGTTATCCGTCTGCTGGCCGTATCGCGTGGGCCTTGTGGGGCGGCGATGCGGGCGCGTCATGGGCTGCGGCCCGCGCGGCACAGATGGATGCCGTCGATGACGATGAAGGCTAAACTTTAACGGGGGCGATTGCTTCGACCGACTCTGCGGAGTCTGGCACGGGGGTGAAAGCCCCCCGCCTCCACCTTTTGACAGATTGCGTCTTGCATGACCAAGACCGACTTCGCTGTTCTGCAAGGACAGATCGACGCGCAGGCTGCAACCATTTCTGACGTTAGCGTCATTACGGTTGGCGAGGCCAAAGGCCACGGACTGCAAATCGACGCGCAAACCCTGGTTGAAGTAAAAGCCGCCGCCGAGACTTACGCGGGCGGGCTGAAGGTGAAGACGGATCATTACACCGGATTCAACGAAATCGTTGGCACACTGAAGAACTTCCGCATCGACGGCGATCAGCTACGCGCCGACTTGTTCCTGCTCAAGAATCACGATGCGACTGCTCGCATCTTGGAGATGGCCGAGCTTATGCCCGACACCTTTGGTCTTTCGATCTCGTTCACGGGCGAGCACGAAGAGAGCGACAACGATATTGTCTTTGCCCGCTGCACGGAGATTTACAGCGCCGATTTGGTTGATGCTCCCGCCGCGAATCCCACGGGGCTGTTTAGCGTTAAGGTTGACAGCGAGAAAAAGGCTATGGACGAAAAGCAATTTGCCGAAGCCCTCGCCTCTGCCCTCGCGCCGATCAACGACAAGTTGAGCGCGTTTGAGGCTTTCATGACCGAGGCCACCACCAAGTTTGCCGCGCTGGAATACAAGCCGGAAGACGAGGAAGCCCCGAAGATGGAAGACGGCGAAATGCCCGCTTCCGAAGACGAGGAGAAGGAAGACATGAACGCCAAGCTCGCCGCCGAACTCGCGGAAATCAAAAACCTCGTCACCAATTTTGGCGCGAAGCCCGTGGCCCCGGCGGTCGCCGTTGAGGCCAAAGCCGACGAAGCCAAGGAGCCGACCGACTTCAGCGAAGCCCTTGCTGTCGTAAAGGCTGAAGGCTTGAGCGGTTCCGCCGCCACGAAGGCCGTCATCGCCCGTTATCCCGCGCTTTACCTCGCTGCTCGCAACAGCGGCATCCGCAATCTCTAACCTACTAAACCACTATGGCATCCCAAGTTGATTCAACAAACCGCTCGTTCGTCGCCAACGCCGCGATCAGCGCATTTCGCCTCGTCAAACTCCACACTACGGAGAACGAGGTTGTCGCCGCCACCAACGGTGCGGCCATCGGGTTCACCCAAGAGGACGCTGCGGCGGCTGGCACGGTGAACGTCAAACTTTTCCACCCGACCTACTTGGCAACTGTTTCCGGCGCAGGACTTGCCGCTGGCGCTGTCGTGCACGCAATTGCTGACGGCAAGGTTGCCTCGGCTGGCGGTGTTTCGGTTGGCTTTGCGATTAACGCGGGCACGACCAATGACATCGTGGAAATCGCCGTTCCCAAGAAAAGCTTCTAACCGACTACTACTATGGCCTACTCAAACTCTAACGCCCTGCCCCGCGCGGAAATCTCGCAAGCGGTTTTCGAGGCGGCGTCGAACTCCGCAGCCCTGCCGTTCATCGGCCTTGAGGTTCTTCCCGTCTATTCGGTTCCGGCTCGCTCTGGCGAATACGTCAAGATCGACCTCGGCCCCGGTGAGGCTTACAACGCCGATGCGCTCAAGACTGCTCCCGGCACTGACCGCTCGCGCGTCACCCGCCGCTTCACCACCGACAACTACTCCTGCACCAGCTACGAGTTGGAAGAGTTGCTGCCGGATGAGACGAGCGCCGACCTTGGCCGCTACTTCGATGTGGAAGTTTCGTCCGCGACCTTCCTCAACAACAGCCTCCTCATCTCGCATGAGCAGCGCGTTGCTGATCTGGTTTTCGGTTCTGGCATCAGCGCCATCAGCGCCAATGCCGCTTACACCGCTGGCTCGATCGACACGCTCGACCTCGCCAAAGATGTCGATGACGCGATGACCGAACTCGCCAAGAAAAACGTGGTGGCCGACACGCTCATCATGTCCTTGCAGGTCTTCAATCGCGTTCGTCGCACGACCAAGCTCCTCAACAACCTTTTCGGCCCCGTGAAAAACGTGGCGCAGGCCCGTCCTGCTTCCGCCGAGGAAGTTGCCGCCGCCCTCAACGTCAATCGCGTCCTCATCGGCCGCGGCGCGAAGAACGGCGCGAAGAAAGGTCAGAGCTATTCCGGTTCCTTCATCTGGGGCAACTCCAAGATTGTTCTGGCGAAGCTCGGCGCTGGTGAGTTCACCGCTGGTGGACTTGGCCGCACCCTGTTGTGGAACGAGGATAGCCCGACGCCGCTCGTCACCGAGACTTATCGCGACGAGGCCCGCCGCTCCAACGTCATCCGCTGCCGCCACAATACCTCGGAGAAGCTCATCGACGCTTCCTGCGCTATCGGCATCGACACGTCCTACGCGTAAAGTTTGCTGGTTCTGTGTGTGTGCAAGACCCCGCCCGAAAGGGCGGGGTTTTTCGTTTGATTGACAGTCTGCCACGGGGCAGATGCAAATTCAGTCGAAGGTCGCCGTGTGCCTTATATGCGGCAACGAGGAAGAGATTATAGGACGGGCGCTGGATAGCGCCTTCACCGTCAGCGACACCGTTATTGTCGTTCGTGCCATCGGGGGCCAGAAGCCCGACAAATCGCTTCAGATTGCCCGTGAGCGCGGTTGCATTGTCGGGGAATACCACAACAGCCCCGCCACCGCATCGTGGCCCTTCGTGGATGATTTCGCCGCCGCCCGCAACGAAGCCTTCCGCCTCGCCGCAGTAACGCCCGCCGAGTGGTTCATGTGGATGGACTGCGACGATACCCTGCCCGAAGGGATGGGCGAGACGATCAAGCAAGCCTGCACCGATACCAAAGAGGATTGGATTCTGGCCGAGTATGAACTGCCGCAGCACTGCAAGTCCGTCCTACGCGAGCGCCTGTTCCGGCGCGGCACGGCGGCATGGTTTAACGGGGTTCACGAAAAGTGCATCCCGGTCACGGAGGACAAAGACAAGGACACCCTGCAAGTGCGCGTCCGCAAGGACATCCGCATTGTTCACCAACCCCTCGACGCCAAGACCGGATCACAGGAACGCAACCTCAACATACTGCTCTGGCGATACCAAGAGACGCAGCACATCGCTTTCTATCTGCACTATGAGTTCTTCCTGCTCGGCAAGCGCGAAGAGGCGGTCAAATACGGACTGCAAGCCCTACGCCTCGACAACCTCGATGGCGTCTATCGCTACGAGGTCTTGCTGAACCTCGCCATGATGGCCGAGAAAAACGAACACGGGCAGGATTTGCTGCAACGCGCGATCAAGCTCTGCGACTCCCGGCGCGAGGCGCATCATTTGCTGGCACTCTTGCAAATGGACGCGGGGCAGACCGCCGAAGCGGTCAAGACTGCCGAGCATTGCCTAACAATCAAGGAACCGAAAATCTACGAATGGACGCACCGCCCCGACATCTACGGCTGGAAGGGTTTTGCCACAATGGCATGGGCGCATCGTGCCAACGGAGACGAGGCAAGGGCCAAGCAAGTCGAGGACTTGATGCTGGAAAACGGCGGCAGGCCGCGCATTAGCCTCCTGCACGCTACCCGTGGCCGCTGGTCAAAGGCGATCAACGCCATGTCGCTCTGGTTGGGCCGCGCCAGCAACCCGGAGGCGGTCGAGCATTGGTTCGCCATTGACGAGGACGATACCGAAAGCCGCGAGAAGTTGAGCCGATTCCGCCACGTAATCGCCGCAGAGGGCGGTTATTCGGTTGGCGCTTGGAACACCGCTGCCAAGGCCGCAACCGGAGATGTGCTGATTCAGATTGCCGACGATTTCGAGCCGCCGCTCGGCTGGGACAAGCTGATCCTCGACGCACTCGGCGGCGATTTGTTCGCGCCTAAAGTCTTGCGCGTTTCGGACGGGCTGCGCGAGGACGGGCTGATCACGATGGCGATTGTGACCCGCCGCTGGTATGAGGCGCACGGCCTCTTTGATGGGGCGTTCCGCAACGTCTATTCAGACAACGACCTCACGCAGCGGGCGCAAAAGGCCGGGGCAATCATCGACGCCAAGCATCTTGTCTTTCAGCACGTTCACCCGCTCGGCGGCAAAGTGTCGATGGACGCAACATATGAGCGCGGCAACGATCCGGAGGAATACGAAAGAGCTAAGACATTGTTCCACGCGAAACATTCATGAAGCGCGCACCAACGCCCGACCTGTCCGTTCTTATCCCGACCATCACCGAGCGGGAGCAGGAGGCCAATGCCCTGTTCCGCTCGCTGGAAGCTCGCGTGAAAGGCCGCAACGTGGAGATAGTAATGCTGCGCGAGAACCTCCTGTGCGGCATCGGGGAGGCCCGCAACAAGCTCCTGCGCGCAGCAGGGGGCAAGTATATCACCTTTCTCGACGATGATGACGCTCTATGCGAAGGCTACTTCACCCTCGTTCTCGACAACATCCGCCACGACAAGGACGTTATTACTTACGACCAGTGGGCCAGCGTCGATGGCGAGACGGGACGCATCAACTGCCGCCTCGGCCATGAGGTCGAACCCTTCCGTCCCGGAGGCGTGACCAAACGCCCGCCGTGGTTTTGGTGCGCGTGGCGGCGAGAACTTGCCTGCGCTTACGCCGTGCCGCAAGTGAGGCGCAACGAGGACGCGCTATGGCTGCGTCACCTTTGGGCCGAGGCCGAGACAGAAGCGCACATCCCGCAAATCCTGCATCGCTACAACTACGACAGCAGCAAGACCACCCTTCAGAAATGAAAGTGGCCGACATTGTTTTCTGGCACGACGAGCCTGTGAGCTTTGGTTCCGGTTTGTGCCAGCAACTTTTTCGGCATGGAATGTGCAACGCGGCCATTGCCATGCCCTACGATCATGCCGGGGTGCTGCAAATCTTGCGGCAAAGCAGCGCCGATTGCGTGGTCTTTGTGTCTCCGCATATGCACGCGGACTTTATTCGCCGCCATCATGCCGACTTGCTGGCGCTGGGCAAACCCCTGCTTGGCTATGTTTCCGAATGGATTGCGGGCAATGACGTTTTCCCCGGCGGGCGGGAGTTCCACGCGGAACAAAACTGGCTGCACTACTACGCCGCCGCGCAAACAAGCGATGTCGCGTGGTTTCGTTCCTTGAACATGAAGGCCGACTTTGCCCCGATTATGTTTGCCAGCGACCTGTTCCCCGCCGTCCCGCAGCACAATCGCATAAAAGAACTGTGCTATATCGGTCACAACAACGCATGGAAAACCGAGCGCATCCGCATTGTGGAAATCCTGCATCGCGCGAGCTTGTTGCGCGCCTTTAGCGCCCCGCGCAACTTGGCCGGGGCCAATGGGGTCGCCGCGTTGTTCCGCGAATTTTCCGCCGTGCTTTGCCCGCCCGCGCACGGGCGCGCTCACAGCATCCGTTGCTGCGAGGCTGCCGCAAGCGGGTCGCTGATCGTCGAGTGCCAGCCGCT